GCCTGTGCGTACAGACATGAGAGCAAACCAAAGCTTTAATATAGGATTGTCTGCTACACTATCCATACCACTCAATAGAGGTATGCAACGTAGATGTAAGGAAGCAGCAGAAGCACAGATAGCACACCAAACTCAGTTGACATCTAACAAACGGCTAGACTTTGAAATAGCCAGATTAAAAAATTGTGGTGAGCTCAAAAAAGCTGGTATATTTTTCCACCCTGCATCTCCTTATCATAGTATATGTGCTGACGTAGTAGTAACTGCACCAGGTGGACAAGTTATGCCACACGAACATCAGATACCACAACCAAAGTGGACTAATCCTTCTTCTCAGGAATCTTCATCTTCTTCGGTCCAAACTTCAGAGGAAGCATCCCCTTCTTCTCTCGATAGCGATTCGTCTGGATCTCAGATAAAGTTGGACGGTATGGAGTCTTCCCCATCATCGTCTGAATCTTCCCAAGAACTTTCTTCACCACAGGCTTTATTACCTTCAGGAGCAGGTCTGCTAGGGGTTTTGCAAGTAGGGCAGATGTAGTCGCAACAGCAGCAATCCCAGCCGTAGTAGTTACAACTCCAACACTAGGTAAGTACTGATCTACAAATGGAACTGGTTCCCAGATCGTTTCACAGATTTTTCCATCGGGTGTTAATTTATATTCTTTTACTCTTTCTTCTCCACTAGTAGATAAGTCTCCTATGCGTCTTGCATTCTTTGGAGGACATTCTACATCTTCTGCTGTTGTAGGAGGTGTTACAGGAGGTTCTGGAGTATCTATATCAGGTGCTGGAGGTTCATCACCAGTATCTAAACCATCAGCTTCTTCTTGTGGTGTATATATTGTTTGCCAAGATAATTCTCTGGCATCATAATTTGGTGCGTAATAATATGGAGCACCAGCATCACATAATACTGTATTGCCCTTTGGATCATCATCCACGAGCATTTTATTTTTATTTTTTGGGTTCTTTGCGTTCTCCTTATGAACCTTTACACAACCAGGCATATTAACAATAGGAATTCCTATTCTTTCAGTAACAGGAACTGTTATTGGTATAGCTTGTGGCACATCATTTAACCATACGCGACTATCAGCAATACGTGTAGTGCCTATAGGTCGTATATTATTATTTCCTATTCGTCTAGTTCCAATAAACTTAATTCCAGTACCATTAACCTGAATATAAGGAATGGTGGAATTGTCTACAGTTATATTTGGAACATTAACGATTGGATCCATCTTGAGGTATCATTTGCTTATAATTTTTATTAGGAACTTTTAATCCTTTCACAGGACCACTTGACTTTGGCCAATTCTCAACTAACTGCAAATAAATTTCTTCTCTAACAACTTGTCTGATCTTTTCTATTTGAGCATCCTCTCTCTTCTGAGGACCACCAGTCTGTTGGTCGATGACATGATTGCCACCAACTACAGCACCAGTGCCTACTACAACAACTGCAGTACCAGTAGAAGCGATCTTCTGTAAATCCATTTAGAATCCGCCAGGAACAGGAAGACCCATACTAGAAGAAGGTGCAGCAGCTTGAGGTGTTGAAGGTGCAAGATCATTAGTTCCTAAAGGAAGGTCTCCACCACCCAATCCTGGAAGACCTCCAGAACCTCCAAGAACGCTTTCCATAACTTGAGATTTAACTCCATCAATGATGGATGTGCGATTGAGGTATATGTATAACCCACCACCAACAACGGTAGCAGATACAACAGTAGACGCAATAGCAAGTACATTTACAATTTTTTGCATTATTCTATAATTCGTAGGTTTTCTTATCATCGTCACTTGAGACACCAACTATTTTTAGAGGTGCTTGCTCAATGCGAATAGTTTGAGTAGGACCAGACTTTGCTATGATCGACTCAATATCTTTTGCAGTAACAGGAGGTGCTCCGTTACCATTACCATTACCATTCATCTTCATGGTACCATCACCCTTCTTAGAAGCTGTCTGAATTCCGAAGCTAGCTAAAACTCCTGTAAAAACCGAAGCTATAAAAGTTGGATCTATTTTCTGTTGGGGTATACCTGGTATAGAAACGTAGTTCAAAGTTAATATAGCCCCCGACCAGCCGAGAACGGTGATGCGAACAGCTGTACTAATGATTGCTGCTTGTTCTTCAGCATCTGGTAGTATAGCGGCTTTTACTTTACCAAAAATACCTTTCTTTTTTTCTTCTACAGGATGTTCTTCTTCAAGAACTTCTTCCTTTACTTCTTCAGCCATATAACCTATGCATATTCACATATTATATATCATTCTGAAGGTTGTCTTTTTTTACCGATGTTATACTTGGATTCTAAAAACCACTGATCCTTTTCTCTATAGGCAATAACCTTTATTTGACTAAGTGGTGCTGCATCTTTAATTACTTCTTCTTTAACTATCTCTACTAATCCCCAGTCAGATAATAGTTTAATAATTCTGTTACGTCTTTGAACATCATTCTCTGATAGGTTGGCCTTCTTACCATCCAGAGCAAATAGTTCTTTAAAATGTACTATGTAATACTGTCCCTTCTTATGAAGTATATGACAAGACTGATATAACTTCTTTTCTTTACGAGATGCTACACCAATACGAGTAAGTGTCTCACGAACTTTAAGGAAGTCATCAGGTTCTTTTAAACTGACCTCCACCATATCATCCTTAGTCCACTGAACTTCCTTTAGTTCATTCATTTTTTACCCCCTCTATTCAGTTTTTGTCTAATGTAATCTAGTTGTTGTGGAGATAAAATCCTCAAAGCCTGCTTTGCTTTTTCATTACTATAACCATAGTATTGCTTAACAAGATCAAGATCATCTATCTTTTGTTTCTTACCCCAAGGAGAAAATCTCTTTCGGGGTCTCACGATATTTATAAGAAAATCATATTGTAACTTCTTATCTAGACCTGAATAAAGGTTCATTTCATTAGCAAATGCTAGTGTATCCATATGATGTGACAAGCATTTGTTAATGATATATGCTGGATAATTCTTTTCCCATGCAGGATCTTCATCCATTAAGTAATCTTTATTAAGATTAATGGAATTCAGATAATCTTTAAGAGGATAACGATCATCGTATGGCATAATTTAATAAAAGCAACTCTTTACGTTCTTGCTGATTCTTCATATAATCACCTACTGATCTCATAGTATATGTGTGATCGTATTCTTGTGCATCCCAATCCATAAACCTTTCTAAGATTTCATTTGCCGAATTGTAAGAAACCATCATAGGACCACACCACTTGTCACAGTTCTCAAAGAACTTTTCATGGTCGAAGTACTTGTGCATCCCTCCTTTCTTTCCATACAAGTTCGATCCGATTGCGTAAGGAGGATCAAGATATGTAAAAGTATCCATACTATCAGTGTAAAGTTCTTGGTATTCTTTGTTGGTAATTTTCCAATCTTGAATGACATCACTATACTCCACTAATTTTTCGATACCTCTCATTGAGAAATTAGAATCACTTGCCTGTGCTGAGAAAGAACTCGATTGAGTAAGACCACTAAAACTACATTTGTTCACAATATAGAAAGCTACTGCTCTATCTTGATCATTACCTGCATCTATTCTTCCCTTCATTTCTAGAAAAAGACATCTTGCAGAGTCTTGATTAGGATGAGCAATTTTTAAATTGCTCAATTCTTTTTGAAGTTCTTTACCATTGTCTCTTAACTGTTTCCAGAAATTAACCAATGGTTCATACAAGTCATTAACCCATATATCCAAATCAGGGTACATCTGTGTAACATATAATGCTACAGATCCACCACCAATAAAAGGTTCCCTGTATGATTTAAACTTAGAGAAGTTAGGAAAGAATTGTGCCATTTTTTTAACGGCACGTGACTTACCACCAGGATATCTAAGAGGGGTCTTTAAGGAACTCATCTATCTTTTAACTCTCTATACTTGATACGAATTTGATCTTTTAACCATGCAGATCTACTCGTTGCACAATCGTCTTTTACTAACTGGTCAAGACATTCTATAAGCGGTCCTTCATTTTGACCAAAAGAA